TCCCGTTACTAGACGAGATGAACGCAACCAACTCCATTAAGAAAGCGGTAAGAACCATTGAAGGCTTTGCACAAAACTCATTTAAAGAGATTGAGAAGCACAAAGAACTAGCTCCAGTTGTGAATGACGAGATGGTGCAGCAGTTCAGCAAACTAATAGACAACATTGAAATAGAAGAATTAAAGAAATGACAATAACCAATGAGGACAATATGGAGCTGATGGCACGCTACCCCGATGGGTATTTTGACTTGGCTATTGTAGACCCTCCTTATGGGATTGGTTTTGACGGTAATACAACCGTAAAAGGGAAAAGTGGAAAAGCAAGTACATTTTCTAATAAACAACATCATATTAAGAAAGAATGGGATAGTGAAAGACCGTCTTTAGAATACTTTACAGAATTGCAAAGAGTGTCTAAAAATCAAGTAATTTGGGGTGGTAATTATTTTGCTGATTTATTACCTGCAAAAAAGGGTTGGATATATTGGGATAAAAAAATAACAAATGCGAATAATAAAAACTATTCCGATGGCGAATTAGCTTATACTTCTTTTGATTGTATATTGAGAAAATTTACATACGATTGGATTGGCTTCGGATATTTAAACAATCCACAAAAACAAAAGAAAATACATCCAACAGAAAAACCTGTTAAACTATACGAATGGCTTTTAATTAACTACGCCAAAGATGGCGACAAAATACTCGATACACATTTAGGCAGCGGTAGCATAGCCATTGCTTGTCACAACTTAGGCTTTGACCTTACCGCTTGCGAGTTAGATAAGGAGTACTACGATGCCGCAATGAAAAGACTTGAAGACCATAAAAAACAACTTAAATTATTTTAAATGAAAAAACTAATAATAGCAGCCTTCCTACTTGGATTAATGAGCTGCGAAAAGGAAACGGTTAACTATAACCGAGATTGCAACTGCGGTACGGTAGTAAGTGATGGAATTGATGGAAATTGTTATTGGGTAGAACTCCGTAACAACTGCTCCAAGAACAAGGACTACTTCTGCATTGATGGCGATGTCTGGATGCAAGCCTACATAGGCGAGAAAGTTTGTATAACAAATGTAGATAGTTGGTAATTATGAATTTATTTCTAACTGGATTTATGCAAGTGTTTTTTGTAGCATTGAACACTTACTTTATCAGCAAAAGCAGATTTGAGTTAGTTTTCATTTGCTCATTTTTAATCTCTTTTATTTGGTCGTTTAACGTCAAAAAGGTAGCATTTGGAAGTCAAAAAGATAGGTTTATTTATTCTTTTGGTGCTGCATCTGGTGGATTAATTGGGCTTATAATTGCTAAAAATTTAGTGAAATAGATTATATTTGTAAACGTGCAGCATATTACAAATTTTAACATTAAAAACATTGGGCAAAAAGGGGTAGTATCCTATATGTTGCACGCATTCAAATACTACTCCTTGCCCATTATATTTAAAGACGTGCAACAAAATGGAATTTACAGAAAAAATAGGATGGGTTAAGCTCCATCGAAAACTTACTGAATGGGAATGGTATAGTGATATTAATGTAAAAGTGCTATTTTTACACTTATTACTTATAGCCAATTACGAAGATAAAAGGTGGCGAGGTATAGACCTAAAAAAAGGTTCTATTATAACTGGTATCTCAAAGCTATCAATGGAAACGGGGTTAAGTCCTCAAAACATTAGAACTGCACTAAAAAAATTGCAACTAACAAACGAAATAACAAGCAAAACAAATAATCAAGGTACTATAATTCAGATAGTTAAGTTTGCAGATTATCAGTTTGGAGAAACCAACCAACAAGCAACTAACAAACGACCAACAAACGACCAACAAACGGCTAACAAACGACTAACAACTATTAAAGAAGATAAGAAGCTAATAAAAGAAAGATATTATAAATTTATCGATGAATATAAAAAGATAAAAGGAGGCCAATATAGAGGGAGCGATAATGACCTTAACAATTTTACATTTTGGCTTAAAACTTATTCTCCTTCTGAAATAATACAAGCAGTAAAAAATCACGATGATTCATTTTGGGCTGATAAGATTAATCCTCAATGGTTATTTAGAACAAAAGATACAAAAGGGCAACCAGTAGATTACATAGGCCAATTATTAGACCATAAAAAAGCTAAATCAATCCTATGATTAAAACACAAGATGAAATACTGCAAGAACTTCTGCATCTGCAAAAGAATGGTCCACCGAATGGTTATGGAACAAATCTGAAATCTATGGATGAGAACATTACTTTTATTCAAGGTGGGTGTACAGACATTACTGGTTATCCATTTGGAGGTAAATCACTTCTCCTAAAAGAAATTATTGTATCACTAACGGTAAACCATAATTGGAAACACGCAATCTATATGCCCGATGATGGAACAGAAGTAGAGGTTGTATCTAATATAATCCATAAGATGTACGGTAAAACATTTACAAAGGGTTATCAGAATAGCATAACAGAACAAGAAGTGCATAGATACATTAACGAGGTTTGCCATTACTTTGTGTTTGCCAAAGGTGTACAAGAACCTAAAGCATTCTGGAGCTTTGCAAAAGAGCATAAATGCAATAGTGCGGTAATTGATAGTTGGAATTATATGGCTCACAATGGAGATCCGACAAGACCAGACTATCTTAGACAAGTACTAAGCTACCGTAATAGCTTTTTCCAAGACAACAATATGCACTCATTTATCATTATTCATCCAAAGAATCCAGACCCAATGCAAGTGAAGGAAGGGAATGTTAAAAAACCTACCGTGTATCACATAATGGGAGGTAGTGAGTGGAATAACAATGGTAGAAACATAATAGTAGTCCACAAGAACGACAAAAGCAACTACAATGAGCCTTATGCGGTTTCAGTAGATAAGATTAAGCCAAAACACGCAGGGCAGATTGGTGAATGCTTACTGCACTTTGATTGGGCAAAGCAAAAGTTCTATGAGATGGACAATTACAACCAAAACAAGATATTTGCATACGGCAATCCAGAGCAAGTGCAAGACCCGATTAACGATTTAGGATTTGAACAAATAACAGACGATGAACCATTTTAGCGACAAAACAAAGAAGGCAAGAACCGTATTAAACGATATGAGAGCCATTTTAAGCAAGTTTAAAGGCGATAAGACCGACCAAGAGTATAGAATATCCACTTTGGAAGAATTAGTGGCTTATACGGTCTTAAAAGAGGTTGAAATAAATATGCTTGAACAAGAGAATGCAAAGCTGATTATGAAAATAGGTGAAATGCAAAGCAAGTTGAAGGATATGGAAGAACTGTATTACATCTCCGAGCAAGTAAACGAAAAGAGCGTACAACAAGTGAATAAAGAATTTTTTGAGGAAATAAGTAAGATTAAATAAAGATAACTATATTTGTACCAATGAAAGAATTAATAAACCAAGAACTAATCCAGATAGCTGAAAAAACGGCTCAGTCATTTAGCGACCAATCAAAAGAGTTTGAAAAGTTAGGAGATGTAAGAAATGCTATCACTTGCAGGGATAGAGAGATAGGAGTTAGAACAGCAATTAATGATATTTTAAAAGCTATTAACGCTGCGTGAACTATGGCATCTGGTTGGAGTAAAACGGGATTTATAAAAAATGGTAGCTCATTTAAGTATGTTCAAAAATACTTAACAGAAAGTAAAGAAGAAAGGTTTGCTGCAAAGGTTTTTGGGATATCTAAAACATTTAAAAATGAGCGTGAAGCAGCTAAGTTTGTTGATTTAAAAATGATAGAAAGAGGCAAAGAACCAGTAAATGTATTGGTAAAATTATGAACCACTACTACACATCCAAAGGAGAAAGAGTAAGCAAGAGCAGGATAGATGCACTTGTAAGGAACGCAAAAGAAAAGGCGTTATCTTTGCAGCGTGATGAGTTTGGATATAACTTCTGCGTGGAGTGTAAACGAAGCGGAGGTGTAAGACTTGACTGCTCCCACCGAGTAAGCGTTGATATGGCCCAAAAGACAAGGAGAACAGAATTAGCTTGGGATGTAAACAACATAGACATCCTTTGTCGTGAGCATCACCAAAAGAGAGATAAACTTAACCTATGGCATAATGAAACAGAAATATGAAAATAACAACAACAATATCAAAACAAGGCCGAACATTAGAAGCTGATGTAGCAGGCTCACTAGCCGACAAACAAAGATTAATTGAATTAACTTTGAACGCTCACAGAATACCCAACGGATTAAGCCGCGATGGGTGGAGATTAACCAACACTAAAGTAAATGATTAGATATGAAATCAAAGCAGGCAAACTAACTGAATCTGGTGTAGTTGATACATTCAGAGAACTTACTAACCGACTAAAGCAATACGAAGATTACCAAGAATATTCACTACAAGCAAAACAAGAAAATGGACAACACGCAGGACAATTACAGAATGATAAAAAAAGAAAATTATGAGCAAACCAATATTTATAGTTAAAGTACCAATCACATTTACAAAAGAAAAATGCGATTATGCTTTAGATGGCATTAAGGAAAAATTAAAAGATTACCACGTAATAATGGTAGTTAATACTTTTAATGATTGGGGTTTCCAACTATTTAGCGACAGAGATATACAACCTATTGAATTTGAAAAATTAAAAGCAGTGATTACAGAATGACCGTACAAGAAAGAAAAGAACTAATCCAACAAGTAATAGATAGATTGTTGGCTTATCCAAAGGAATACAAGGAGCAGTTAGAGCTACTTAATAGCAACTACGATGTAACTTACAACAACCTTAAACCATACAAGCAGTACTCCGTAAAGCATTGGTTGGAACTAGAGGATGATGGCATAGAAGTAAATTGAGGTTAGAAGATGTTTATTCTGATGATGGTCTATTGCGTTACGCTGAAAAGGTAACGGGAGATAGAAACGATGCTGAGGAGTTAATATCAAAGTGCGTGGTAGAATGTTTAAGTAAGAAGGACAAAATAGAAAAAATTATCCAAATGGGCAAACTCCGACAATACTTTTTTGTAATGATGAAGTTTACCTATTTCAAAGAGCAACGAAACGCAAAAACATTTCAAGAATTGCCAGATGATTTATTTGATGAAGAAAATGATTTTACTTTTGAAGAGCGAAAAGACCGAGTGCAATGGACACTTGATAAAATGCACTTCTACTCACGTGGATTATTAGAGCTTTACAAGAATGACAGTTACAGAGGGATAGCAACAAAAACAAATATTAACTATATGAGCGTAGCAAATGGAATAAATGCAGCAAAGGAGGAGTTTAAAAAGATATACAATCAAATGAATATAGTTGTATTATTGCCAAATTTTGAAGCTGTTGAATACCACAGACTGTTTATTCCTATGCACCACTTTGCCAATGCTTACGGATCAGATGTTAAGATTATAGGCACGCAAACAGAAGGAAACGAAGCTGATAAATGGATTGACAAACTGCCAAAAGACACAACTCACGTTATCTTCAACCGTAACATATCGAGCAAGATGCAGCCTGAGTTGGTTATATCTTTACTCCGTAAACGTGGGATAAGAATAATCTGCGACATTGATGATTACTGGGAAGTTCCAAAAAATCATCTTTTATACAATTTTCATTTGAAAACAAATTTTAATAATTGCATTCAATCTAACATTCAATTAGCTGATGTTGTATGGTGTGCAACTAAGCGACTGCAAGACGAAATAATGAAGATTAATCCTAATGTCCACGTGGTTAAAAATTGCTTAGATTCAGATGAAGATCAGTGGAACAAAACAGAAAACACAAATAGTTTTATGTGGGCTGGAGGTATAACTCATAAGCGTGACTTATCAATATTAAAAGATGCGATACAAGATGTTGACTTTACTATTTATTGTTACATACCAAAATCACATTATATGCCTAAGATGTTTCCAAAAGCTAATTTAAAGCCTTTTGAGCCATTAACAGAGTACGGCAACACATTTAATAATCACGGTATTGTATTAGTGCCTCTAATTGATAATAAATTTAACTCATTTAAATCTGAATTAAAGATAATCGAAGCAGGGCAAAAAGGGAAAGCGGTTATAGTTTCCAATGTATTTCCATACAAGCAACACATCAAACATTTAGAAAACGGATTGAAAGCGAACAATACCGAATGGCATAAAATGATAAAGTACTTCGCTAAAAATCAAAATGCAGTCAATGACACGGCAGCAAGTTTGCACGAGTATATAACCAAGAATTACAGACTTAAAAATGAAAACCGAACAAGATTTGAAACTATCTAAGGAAGTAATAAACAAACTAATGGAGTTTGACAAATCTCAAGAACTAAGGTTTGAACCTCACGAAGCTAAGGAATTTCAAAAGTGGTGTCAATCAATGTTCCAGTTTAGAGTTGATTTAAGTTGCGGTGATTGCATAGCTCGTAACGCTAACAAGGTTATAAAGTATTTAAAAGAAAATAGTTAAATTTGTAGAATGGATAAATCAAAAGAAATCCTGATTGATGAAATATCTAAACTTGACCCTACCTGGAGCAAAGAAGATATTAATGATGTAGTGAGCAAAGAACCAATCTTTGATGCTGCTAATAATGCAATCAAGCGACACGCTAAGGAAATGTTGAATGAGTTAGCAGAAAGCAATCCAAGTATTAAGAAAGCACTTGATGAAATACGTTAAAATCAAAGACATAAAACCAAACCTAAAAAACCCAAGAGTTTTAAAGGATGAAAAGTTTGAGAAGCTGAAGCGTTCTGTTTCTGAATTTCCTGAAATGTTAGAACTTAGACCAATAGTGGTGGATGCTGATATGATGGTACTTGGTGGCAATATGAGATTAAGAGCATTGCAAGATTTAGGAGTGCAAGAAGTTCCAGTATTGATTGCATCTGAATTAACAGAAGAACAACAACGACAATTTATCATTAAGGATAATGTTGGCTTTGGCGAGTGGGATTGGGATATTTTGGGTAATGAATGGAATAGCCAAGAGTTGGAAGATTGGGGTTTGGATAGTTGGCAAAACATTGATGATATAGATACAAGCGAAGAGTTTAGTTTGCCTGATGGGGATAAATCACCCTTTCAACAAATGACTTTCACTCTTGCAGATGAGCAAGCAGAGCAAATAAAAAACGGAATAGCGGATATTAAACAAACAGAGGAATATAAATACTGCGAAACTATGGGTAACGAAAACAGCAACGGCAACGCTTTATATTTAATCGTAATGCAATGGGCAGAGCAAAAGATATAATAGTAAAAGTAATACCAGCTAAGGTTGCTAATGAGTTTGTAAAAAAGCATCATTATAGCGGTAAAGTAGTTCCAAATAGCACATTGCATTTTGGTTGTTTTTTAGATAATAAATTGCACGGTGTTATGCAATATGGTCCAAGCATAAATAAAAAAGGAACTATTAATCTTGTAGATGGTACGGGTTGGAATGAGTTTATTGAATTAAACAGAATGGCTTTTGATGATTACCTACCAAAATATTCAGAAAGTAGATGTATTGCAATTAGTATTAAATTAATTAAAAAGAATGCACCACAAATAAAATGGATAATAAGTTTTGCTGACGGCACTCAGTGCGGGGATGGTACTATTTATAGAGCAAGTGGTTTTAAATTAGTTGGAATTGTAGACAATACCGCTTTAAGAATGAATCCAGAAACTGGAGATGCAATGCACGTTATACAAGCACACCATTTAAAAATGAGTATCGAGTTTAAAAATTGGAAACCATTTAAAGGAAAGCAATTAAAATACATTTACCTAATTGACAAAACTTGCAAAATAACTGTTCCAATATTACCATTTAGCGAAATAGATAAACAAGGTGCAGGAATGTATAAGGGCAAAAAAATAAGTTTAGCCGAAAGAAAAAAGAGCGGTATAATAGATTCGAACTTTACCTCTTGACTGGAATGTCAAGCGTGCAACCGTTACACCAATACCGCTTAATTGAAGTACAAATATAAACAAAATGAATCAACAAAATTCAACATTAAAAAAGGCAATGATTGAAGCATTAGAAAAATCGCTAGGAATAGTAACCACCGCTTGCAAGTCGGTTGGCATTGATAGAGGTACGCATTACAATTGGATGAAGTCAGACGAGGACTATGCTGCAAAGGTTTTATCAATAGAAGATATGACAATAGACTTTGCCGAGAGTCAACTCCACAAACAAATCAAAGAAGGTAATTCAACCAGCACTATATTTTTTTTAAAGACCAAAGCAAAAAAACGTGGATACATAGAACGGCACGAGGTAACTGGTTTAGATGGTGGTGACTTAAACCTCAAAATAGAAATTATCAAAGGTGAGTGAAATTACAAACCTCCGTCATATTTGAACACTTAGAAGAAAGTGACAAACGCTTTATAGTTGAGCAGGGCGGCACAAGGTCGGCAAAAACATATAACATCTTAATCTGGTTAATTGTTACATCTTTAAGACGTAAAGGGCTAACATTTTCAATAGTGCGTAAATCGTTCCCATCACTCCGTACATCAGTAATGCGTGACTTCTTTGAAATACTCAATAATATGGGTATGTATTCAGAGAAGAACCACAACAAGACTGAAAGTACGTACAAGCTGAATGGCTGCTTATTTGAGTTTATATCAATAGACACACCGCAAAAGATTAGAGGTCGTAAAAGAAACATTTGTTTTATCAACGAGGCAAACGAACTAACAAAGGAAGATTACTTTCAGCTCAACATCAGAACAACGGAACGAATGATTTGCGACTTCAATCCAAGTGAAGACTTCTGGATTTATGATGAAGTGGTGAGCCGTGATGATTGCGATTACTTTGTCACCACGTACAAGGATAACCCTTTTTTAGATGCAAGCACTATTAACGAAATTGAGCGATTAAAAGAAGTTGATGAATACTATTGGCAGGTTTACGGATTAGGTCAAAAGGCTATGATTAGAGGGGTTGTATTCTCTAATTGGGAAGTCAAAGCATTTGATCCGAATGCAATTGAATTGAAAGGCTACGGAATGGACTTTGGATTTACAAATGACCCTACTACATTAATTGAAGTTAGAATGATGGACGGTGAATTGTGGCTGCGTGAATTAATCTGGCGTACCGGTATGACAAACCAAGACATTGCAGAACGAATAAAGGAATTAGAATTGCAAGGTGAGATAGTTGCAGATAGTGCCGAACCTAAGAGCATTGAAGAGTTATCAAGGGGTGGCGTATTGGTGCGAGGTGCAAACAAAGGTCCAGACAGTATAAGAGCAGGAATCGACTTGCTTAGACGTTATAAAATCAATATACACCCATCAAGCGAAAACTTAATAAAGGAGTTCAAAAACTACAAATACAAACAAGACAAAGACGGTAACTATTCAAATGATCCAGTAGATAGGTTTAACCACGGGGTTGACAGTTTACGTTATTTCGTTTATACGAATATGAATGGCAGCGGATACGGTGAATATCAATTCCTTTAAATTGGTACATTCTTATGAATGACCATAATAGATAAATTAACAATCGGGAAATATCAAAAAATTGTAAACCTTGATGACGATAACGAAATCACAAAAGGTTTAAAGACTATCTGCACTATTGAGGATAAGACCTTAGACGAGGTAAGGAAATGGAAAACAAATGAGTTCAAAAAGTATCTTCACGAATACACTACCATTGATTTAAGGAAATATGAAAAACGAAAGGTTAATACATTGGTTATTGGTGGCGTTAGGTGTAAGTTAGTTCAAGACCCTTCCAAGATGTCAAGCGGTCAATTTATAGACATTTGCGAAGCGATAAAAGGCGAAGGCAATCCAGTTAATTACATTCATAAGGTTATTGCTATTATGGCAGTTCCTAAGCCTACATTTGCGGATAAGGTATTGCATAAGGTATTCAAAGGACAAATCAAAGATGATGTTTTCTCACGTGCTGAGGCGGCAAAGGATTTGAAGTTGAGCGAAGTTTGGGGAGTGTTTGTTTTTTTTTTGAATTTGTACTGGAGATACTTAAAAATTACAGAGGACTATTTAGCGGAGGAGATGAACAAGACGGTGAAGCAGGCGAAGCAACTTTTGAAGGACGATGGAGCTGGTTCATAATTCTTGAAATGGTTGCAAAGACATTAGGCATATCAATTGAGCAAGTTCAAGAGATTGGCGTTATTGAATTTATGAATTGGTGGGCTTATAATAAAGAAAAGAACGACGACTTAAAAGCGAAAATGAGCAACAAATGAATGATGAAATTTACGACAATATAAACGGATTTTGGCAGAAAGTGATTGATGACTTGGTGCAATCGCTTAAAGACGTTGGAAGGTATGCAAGCGGAGTTACTGCTCAATCAATCGGGGCGTTTAATATGCAGCCCGTTACAATGCAAAGCGAAGGTTTTGAAATTACAATCGCAATGCCAAGTTATTACATTTTTATGGATGAAGGGGTAAGTGGTGCAGTAAATAACAAAGGAATAAGCCGTTTCAAGTACACCAACAAAAGACCACCAATATCAGCGATTAGAGCCTTTATGATCAACCGTTCAATCGTAGGCGATGACTTTAGAGCTGCAAGAAAATCAACGGGCAAAAACAGACAATCAAACATTGATAAGGCATTGAATAAGGTAGCTTATGCGATAGCTTACAAGATATGGCGTGACGGTTTGAAGCCTACTAACTTCTTTTCAGACGTGGTAAATGATAAACTTTTGACTAAATTTGAAAACGAAATAGTAAGCGAATATTCACAACTAATAATAGATTCAATTAAATTAAAATAATATGGCACATTTAGAGATGAAAGCGTTCTGCAATGACGTTAAAGCATTGCACCCAAAACACTTTGATAATGTAAAGGTATTAGACATAGGAAGCCTTGACATTAACGGCAACAACAAAGTGTTATTCACTAACTCAGATTATACGGGGTTAGACATTGCAGAAGGTAAGAACGTGGACGTGGTTAGCATTGCACACGAATTTAAGACCAAAGAAAAGTATGATGTAGTTTGCTCTACTGAATGCTTAGAACACGACATACACTGGCAAAAGACATTGAAAAAGATGGTGCAATTAACACGCAAAGGCGGGTTAATGTTTTTAACGTGTGCTACTACTGGCAGAATTGAACACGGCACAATTAATGCACATCCTGATACATCACCTAATACAATCGCTCAGGGTGGAGAATGGGCAACGTATTACAAGAACCTAACAAAAGAAGAAATTGATTTAGTATTGAAATCTGGAACTAACTTTAAAGATTTTGACTACATTGTAAACGGTCAAGCGAATGATTTATACTTTTGGGGTATAAAGAAATAGATTATATTTGCAATGGTAAAATTTTTGTTCTTTCATAATTTTGATTTTATTAGAAGCCTTGCAGAGATGTAGGGCTTTTTTATATTTGTACTGTTTAAATTTTTTAATTTTTATCATTATATAGCTTTTAAAAGTCGTTTGCCTTGTAAAGTAAGCGACTTTTTTTTAAATATCATTTTTGCTCGTTTGGTACATTCTTTAAATGGCAATCACAATTATAACTCAGCCAAACGAAGATTATAAACAAGCATCTTGGAATGACATTAATTTTGTTGTGAGTTCAACTAACACAGCTCAAACGGGGTTTAAGATTATAGCAAACGTAAAAGTAAACGGATCAACGGTACAAACTCTTAATCTTTACACTTACCCAAACACAACAAGAAGTTATTGCAATGTTGCACGGATAGTTCAGAACTACATAACAGACGTTTATCAAGGTGTTAAGCCTTCGCCAAGTGTGGCAGGTTCACAAACATTGCCCACCGTTCAAGTGACCTTCCAAGAATACTACTCAGGCGGATTACAAGGTTCGGTAATTAGTTCAAATGTTATAGATTGTTTTAGAGCTGCTTTGACGTTGGAGGAGGTAGTATCAAGCGAGGTTGAGCAATATCAATTTGATGCAGCATTAGCCGCAAACGCAAACTTTAAGTTTCTTACTCCATTTCAAAATACAATTGCTAAAATTGCGTTAGTTGCTCCTGCTTCCATTTCCTTATCAAATAACATTCTAAGCCTGCAAGATGGGCAAAGGTACTTTCTAAGGTTTTTAAGAGATAGTCAAGCCTTAATATTAGATTTAGAAATTGAGCTTGGAATATACGATGCAACAGGTACACGCACTCACTCAGATAATGTTACTTATTCAAGCCTTGCAAACACTAAAATATTTGATTTTGCAATCGGTACTGATGAAATAGAAAGCCATAGTTGGGCAACTGGATTTACATTAGATAGCGATGATAAATACATTGTAATCGGTGCGACTGATGGGACTTATGCCGAAAGTTATAATTATGTTTTTGCGTTGGATTGGACTCTTTGCAATGCTTATGATAATTATGAGGTGCATTGGTTGAATAGGTATGGAGGTTTTGATAGTTGGGTGTTTGATAGGAGGTCAAAGTCACAAACGCAAGTCAACCAAGTAACTCACAAAATCAATCCGTTTGACATTAGCAGCCCAACACCAACAACGTCCCAAAGGTATGTCAAACCTCATTTTACGCAATTAGCAGACACATTAGAAATGAACACTAACAACTTAAAGGTGTGGGAATACGATGGCTTAAAAGACTTGTTAACTTCGCCAGAGGTTTATGTGAAAGTCAATGACGTGTTTATGTCTGCGACTGTATTAGAAAATCAAACATATCAAAACTACAAATCAAGTGATGGTATTTTCAATATGAATTTAAAAATAAAAATAGATAATTCAGAACAAAGACAATGGTAGGCATTCAGATAATAGGAGGCTACAAAGTGCCATTGATTGAGGACCTATCTTTAAACAAGGTGTCGTATGACATTGAAAATCCACAAATCAGAAAAACAGATTTTACCAAGTCAATTACCGTACCTGCAACTCCAGAAACAAATCAACTCTTTGAGAACTTGTTTGATGTTAAGGTGGCTTTACAGACGTTTAATCCAAACCTTAAAACAAGCTATCAGTTAATTATTGACGGTGTGAGCGTGTTAAATGGCTATTGTCAATTGATTGACATAACCGTTATTGACGGACTAACAAATTATGTATTAAATGCTAAGGGTGCAGTAGGTGATTTATATCAAAGCATTGGCGAAGCAAAGTTAGAAGACTTAGATTTTAGCTCACTTAATCATATTTGGAATAGAACGAATGTTGAAGCAAGTTGGACTCCTACAATCGGCACGGGGTATGTTTACCCAATGATTGATTACGGTATTAAGAACTCAAACGACATTTGGCAAATAGAAGATTTTAAGCCTGCAATATTCTTAAAGGAATACATAGATAAGATTTTCACAAATGCAGGTTATACCTATACAAGTACTTTCTTTACATCAACACGTTTTAAATCGCTTGTAATACCTCAAAGTTCTGATGTAGTTAGTTTATCAGATGCAACGATTAAAGACCGTCAATTTGTGGCGGAAAGAGATGCGACAAATCAAACTGGAATTGCAATCGGTGATTTATCAAATCCATCAGGAATGGGGACTTTGATATTTAATAATGTAGGAACTCCGTTTTATAATACAGCAGGTAACGATTACAACCTAACAACGGGCGAATGGACGGTATTGGAAAAAGGTAAGTATTCATTCAAAGGGTACATTAAATCTAATTTTGTTTATACTGAAATAAGTGCAAGCGATACTACAATTTTTAATACAGCTTTATCTCCTTCGAGATTTCAAGAAGCAAAAATATATCTACCAATAGTTAGAGAACGTGCATCAGTTGAAACCGTTGTAGACGTTGTAGAATTAGACATAACCGCAGAAATGAACGGAGAAACGATTACAAGCTCATATACATCTCCAAACTTCATAGACTCATTTAAAAGTGCTGCAATAGATTTTGAGGTAGGTGATATTGTTTCGATAAGAGCATCAAGAATACATATTTTCTTTTCAACTATTGGAGGGTCAAATACTATGTCGGTTTATATGACTGGCTCAACATTTACACTACAAACTGATTCACAACTCGGAATAACTGTTGAACAGAAAAGAATAAACGTCGGAGAAACTATGACAATGAATGACACATTGCCAAAGGACGTTAAACAAAAAGACCTATTAAATGCAATCATAAAACGGTTCAATCTTTACTTAGAATATGATGCAGACAATGACAAAAATATAATCATTGAACCACGTGAGGACTATTTGACAAACGAAATTGAAGATTTGCAAACGTGGGTTGATAGGTCAAAAGACTACATTATTAAACCGCTCGGAGCGTTGGATAGTGGGCAATATAGATTTACCGACAAAGAAGATGAAGATGTTGCTAACGTTACCTACCAAACAAGGAAGGGAGATGTTTATGGTAACAAGTTGATAGTATTGGACAATGACTTCCAAACGAGTGAAAAGGTAATAGAAACAATCTTTGCTGCTTGCCCATTGGTACTATCTGAGGGCAATGATAGGATTATAAGTTCAATCGCTTTTCCTCGTGATTTGGGTGGAGTATCTGAGGAGGTGGCACTACCTAAGCTGCTATATTGGGGTGGTTTACTTTCTACAAATTACAATTGGTTTATTGACGATGGATTAACGCTATGGACAAAGACATCATACCCGTATGCAGGGCATTTAGATAATCCATACAATCCATCATTTGATTTATCTTGGGGTGTGCCTAAACTATTATTTTACGATTTTAGTGCAGGTGGGTTGCTCGATATTCTTTACACGGATAAGAACTGCTACAATCTGTATTGGAAAAAATACATTGAAGAAATAACGGACAAAGATAGTAAGATTTTAGAATGCTATTTGGTTTTAGATTCTCATAGATACGATGTTTTAACATTCAGAAAGCAGTACTTTATTGACGGTGTTTATTGGCGTTTACTTGATGTAACCGATTTTAATCCATTAGACGGGCAAACGGTTAAATGTAGATTTTTAAAGCTAACAGAAAAGGATAGTTTCACAGGAGAGCAAAAAGAAATTTATGGAGGTGGTGGCGTTTTTGATGGCGGAGATATTACTCCAAAACAAGGAATGCTTGGAACAAAGGGCAACGGTTCAACACCTGCAAATGTAGTTTTAAATTATGGTGACGGGGTTACGAGTGGCAGACAATCAATCCAGAATAGCGACGGCATTTTAAGCGGATCGGGAGTTAAACAAACTTTCACAAGCGGTTCAGATGGTGCGAGGTTATTAGCTCCAAGAACTGCGGCAATCAATTCACCAAACGTTGAGATAGTAAGACCTGATGAAATGTATGTTAATGGGGTTTATTTAGAAAAGTTAGTTGAAATTACTTTGACTGCTGCTCAAATGAAAGCATTAAACACATCACCTTTTCAAATTATACAAGCTCCAAACTCAGACGAGTATATTAGAATAACACGTGGTTATATTAGGATGGACGGTGATCACTTCACTAACGGTGCAAGAATGTACGCACGTACAATAACAAGTAACTCAAATTTAGCTCAAACATCATCTTCATTTTTTAACACAAGCTTAAACGCTGAAATATTGGAAATACAAACTGAGGTCCCAGACTTTGCAGAAGGTATAGAATTGTATAAAAATACAGATATGGAAGGCACTGGATGCAACGTAACAATTAAATTAATTTATCAAATAATAAAGTTCTAAATGGCAACTCAAAAGGATATAGCCTTAAATATTAAAGTAAAATTTGAAGGGGCAAATACCGTTCAAGAATTAGAGGATGTTTTAAACGACATCAATAAAGAATTAGACCAAGTCGAAGAAGGTAGTGAAGCGTTTGATATTTTGACCGACACGGCAAACAAAGCAACAAAAGAGGTCAAGCAGGTAAACGACAAAGTAAAAGATTTAAACGGCCAAAGCAAAACATTGAAAAATGGAATGCAAGGATTAAGCAGTGTTACTGACATCTTCGCTAATGCGTTTGGAGATTTGTTTAATCAGCTCAAAGGAGTTGGCGAACAAATGACACGTTTAAATGGCGTATTCAAATCTTCAACATCTTCAATCGGTGGTAGTTCTAAGGCATTAAGAATTTTTAAAGTAGCACTTGCATCAACTGGAATCGGTTTATTAATAATTGCACTTGGCTCATTAGTATCTTATTTCACAAATACCCAAAGAGGGGCGGACAAAGTAAGCAAGGCATTAGCAGGATTAAAAGCAGGCGTTGCAGTTATTGTAGATAGATTTAGTTCATTAGGTGAGGGGTTAATTGCTTTATTTAAAGGTGACTTTTCAGAAGCAGGGGATATATTCAAAAAGGCGGTATCAGGTATTGCAGACGAGATTTCACGAGAGGCAAAAGAGGCGGTATCTTTAGAGAATAGATTACAGGAATTAGAGCAAAGGGAAATTCAACTAATCGAAGTTCAAGCTAAAAGACGTGCCGAAATTGAGAAAATGAAATTATTAGCTCAAGAGAATTTCGAGAATGCAGACAAAGCGGCTGCATACACGCAACGAGCGATTGACTTAGAACGCAAACAAGCATCAGAACAAATATCAATAGCAAAAGAACGGGCATCAATAATCAAAGCTAATGTAGGGTTAGGCGAGTCAATGAATGAAGATTTGCGAGCATCGGCAGAAGCGAATGCACGTGTAATTGAATTGGAAGCGGAACGGGATAGTAAACTAAAAGAATTGACATCGCAATTGAGAGGTTTTGCGGCTGCTCAAAAGTCAGCAAATGAGGTTATTGAATACGGTGCAGATATAACGGATAAAGAAGAGGCTATGTTAGATGCTGACATAGAAAATGACCCTGAGTATAATTACTTAATACAAAAAGGACAAGCGATTTTAGACCTTCAAAATTGGCAAGCTAAATTAAAATTGGAAGCTGAAAAAGATGCTTTTGACGATGAAGTTGCGTGGCAAGAATATAGAGCAAAAAAATTAGTTGAAATCGAAGCTAACGCAAAACAACAAAGAGTAGATTTAGCATTATCATTATATGATAATTTGAATGCACTATCTCAAACATTCTTTGCAGACACAGAAGAAGGCCAGAAGAAAGCGTTTGAATTTAACAAAGCCGTATCAACCGCAGAAGCTATTGTTCAAACTTATTTATCAGCGTCAAAAGCATATACAAGTCAGTTAATACCTGGCGACCCTTCAAGCATTGGAAGGGCTACACTTGCAGCAGGGTTAGCCGTTGCAAGTGGATTAGCACGTGTGGCAACAATACAAAGAACACAATTTAATTCAACTGCTCCAAGTAGTACTGATGGAGGTGGTGGATTACCACCAACAACAAATCAAATACAATCTAATCCAAACGTTCCAATAATTGAAACGGGTGGAGAAGGTCAATTAATTAAAGTTTTTGTAACCGAAACCGACATAAGAAACTCAAGTAAGAAAATGACTTCAATCTATTCAAAAGCTATCGTGACTGAGTAAAGTTTGACATTTGAAAATAATAGGTACATTTAATAAATGGAGTTACCTATTTACGAATTACGGATTGATGGTGAGATGACGGGAGTTGAAGCCGTTGCACTTGTTAATCAACCAGCAATAGGCATAGAATATCAAGCGTTTAACAAGGCTATGAAGTTTAATATAGCTGATGAAGAACAACGTGTAGTAATGGGTGCGGCTATGATTCCAGAATTGCCAATTTACAGAATGGATGCTGAACGTGGTGAGTATTACGCAATCTTTAAAAAAGACACAATACGCAAAATAGCTGAGAAGTTTTTTAAAGAAAACAAGCAAGGTAAATTTAATGAAGCTCACGACGGAGCTAAAATGATTGAGGGCGGATACGCTTTTCAGTCGTTTATAGTTGATGAGAAAATGGGCATTCAAGCTCCTAAAGGATTTGAGAACATAAAGGACGGTACTTGGTTTATAGCTGCTAAAATTGAAAATGATGCAGTGTGGGCTAAGATTAAGAACGATGGAGAATATAAAGGGTTTAGTATTGAAGGAATGTTCGATGTAATACCTTATCAAACAATGTCAAAAATTATACAAAAATATATATGAACTTAAAAAAAGCATTTCAAGCTTTCAACGAAGCGTTGAAGGATGATGGCGGAACTGAGCAAGTGTTTGGTGAAGCGGTGTTATCAGATGGCACTATAATTAAATGGGAAGGGGACCTTGTTGAAGGGGTTGCAGTTACCAAAGTATTAGAAGATGGTAGCGAGGTATCGTTAGAAGATGGTAGTCACGTTTTAGAGGATGGTAGAACATTAGAAGTACGTGGCGGACTTGTTGCGGCTATGGCTGCAATTGAAGAAGATATGAATGAGGCATTTGATGCTGATAAATTCAAGCAAGAAATATCAGAAATGATAGATGCTAAATTAGCAGAATTTAAAGAAGGATTTGCAACCGTTGCAAGTGTTGAAGAAATGGGATCTAAGTTAGCGGAACAAGTGAGTGTAATGGCAGAGCAAGTAATGGCGGCCTTTGAGAAAGGTCAAGAGCCAAAACCAACTAAGCCAATAAAGAATGAAGCAGATGATAGAATGGCTAAGGCTATTCAAATGGCGGCTGCATTAAGAAAGTCAAACAATTAAAATAGAATATAAACAATGGCATTTGATGTATCAGGATTAACGGCATACGTTAATCAAACAAGTACCGAGTTAATCGGAAGGGCTTACTTCGAGGCGAAGTCAGCAGATTATTTTACAGTTCAAGCAGGCATTAAGTCAAGCGAAGCAATTCAGTTACTAGCTATTGCAGCAGTACCTCAAGCGGATACTGCTTGCTCATTTAATGCAAGTGGAACTACTACATTAACACAAAGAAACATAACAGTAGGTGCGGTTAAGTACCAAGACGTTCTTTGTATGAAAACTTTGAGATCTTATTGGACTCAAATTGTTTTGAGAGCAGGTTCAAACGCTGATTCGGAAGTGAATGAGCAAATGGCACAATCGGTATCAGACAATCTCATCAAACTTGTAAAAGAGCAAGTTGAAGTATTGGATTGGCAAGGTAACACGGCAAGCGGTAACGCATACTTGAATAAGTATGACGGATTAATCAAATTGATTGATGCTGCTTCGCCAGTAGATGGCAACACGGGAGGTATTACAAGCGGCACGGGTATAACTACGGGTGCGAGTGGAAACTCAGATACTTTACTTTATGCAATGTGCGACGCAAGACCTGCGGCAGTTAAAACGGCAGCCGATAATGTTATTTTCTGCGGTACTGATTTCTTTGATGGACTAATTACTACATTAATCGCTAAAAATAACTTCCATATTGATGCTACGTCATTCGCTAATTACGAAATGACAATCCCGGGCCGCAATGTGAAATTAGTTGGCGTTAATGGATTAGTCGGAACTAATCGCTTATTCGGTTCTTATCAATCTAATTTCGTATTAGGTGTTGATATGATGAACGAAGAAGAGGAGTTTAAGATTTGGTATTCGCAAGATGATGACAATGTGAAATACTCAATCAAGTTTAAAAGAGGTGTGCAGGTTGCATATCCTTCTCAAGTTGTAGAATTTACATTAGCATAAGAATATGGCTTGCAGTTTAACAACGGGATTTCAGATTGGATGTAATGACTCAAGCGGTGGAGTTGCTGAATTTATAATCGGTAACTTTGGCGACTTAGGAGCTATTACACAAAATGCATCAGGTATGGTTACTGCGATTGGTGGTTCTGCATTTGCTTACACGTATGAAGCTGAGAAAGCTACATCAACGGTAAATGAAGGCATAATGGTCAACCGTGAGAACGGTACTGTATACTACGAGCAAACGGCTGCTTACATACTTAATAAAACTTCTCAAGATAAGAGAAACGAAATTAAGTTATTGGCTCAGGCTTTACTAACTGTTATTGTTAAAGACAAAAACGGTAAGTATTGGTTAATGGGTCAAGTTGCTGGTGTTCGCTTAGATGCTTCAAGTGTGGCTTGGGGTACTGCTATGGCAGACAGAAACGGATACACATTAAACTTCAAGGCAGAGGAAACAGAGCCAATGCCAGAGGTTGATAGTACGATAATTGCGGCTTTGCTTGCATAAACTAGGGGTTGTTCATAGGTTAAAAACGTCAATCAGTAATGGTTGGCGTTTTTTTATATCAATTTTTAAATAATGGTACATTAATATAGATGTTCGTTATTAATAAGGAAGCAACTCAAGAACTACAAGTGAATTTATCAGACGAATATACGCTTGATTACTTTTTGTTTGCGTTGAGTGGTGACGGATTGACAAATCAAAAACTATTCTTTGCTACTCCTAACTTTACAAGCTCACCAAGATTTGTGAGCTTTTTAATTGAAGAAAATAGCACGGAAGATTTATATAATGGTGTGGTAAGTTTACCGTTTGCGAGTGACCTATATTGCAAAATTTACAATGTAGCTACTCAAACATTAAGCATCCCAAGTTCTGAGCCTATTTGGAAGGGGTTGTGGCGAGTAAAAACAGACACGGTAATTAATAACGATAATGAAATTTCAATAACTTATAAAGGTTATGACCCAAGACAATAATCAACAAATATTCATAAATTTAGAGGCGTATCAAACGCCAAAGATTACCGAAAACAAGTCAAAAGGCATTGTTTATTTTGGTGAGGATAATATATTTCCTCAAAAGTTGGTAGACTTATACAACGAAAGCCCGACACATAACGCAATCATTAATGGTAAGGTAGGCTACATTGTAGGCGATGGATTAACATTTGAAAGTGAAGATACCACAAAAACAATTCAAGCCCGTAAATGGCTTAATAGGGCGAATGATGGCGAAACGTGGACTGAGCTAATAAAGAAAGTAAGCACAGATTATGAATTAAACAATGGATTTTGTATTGAGGTTTTAAGAACAAACGAAGGATTAAAATATTATCACATTGATTTTAGCAGAATAAGATTTGGCTTAAATCATGAATTAATCTACTCCGACAATTGGGTAAAGGACGGCAAACGAAATTTCAGACCTAATACTGAAGTAGTGCCAAGATTTTCACCTTATAGGACTGATAAAAGGTCATTTATTTATCATACAGAATATAGACCAAACTTAGATTATTACCCTTTGCCCGTTTATATGGGCTCACTTGCTGCAATTGAAACAGATGTAGAAATTAATAACTATTGGGTAAACGAAATAAAAAATGGTTTTAGCGGTGGCAATTTACTTACTTTTAATAATGGTGTTCCGCAAAATCCTGAGAAACAAAAAGAGATTGAGCGAAGGTTCAAACATAAATACACGGGTTCAGAGAATGCAGGTCAATTAGTAATAAACTTTGCAGCCGACAAAGAACACGAACCTACATTGTTATCTTTAAGCGGTAATGATTTACCTGCACGTTATGACCAACTTGCAAAGACGGTTCAACAAAATATCTTCATAGGGCATAGAGTAACAAGTCCGATGTTATTCGGGGTTAAAACAGAAGGACAATTGGGCGGACGTGGTGAAATTGCAACGGCTTATGAAATATTTAAAAAGACGTATATAAGCGAAAGGCAGCAAACATTACTAAGGGTTATCAATAGACGAATGATTGATGATATTGGATTTGGTGGTGTTACCATTAACCAATTTGAGCCAGTTGAAAACGTACTTGAATTGAGCGAACAAACGATAGTAGCAAATTTAAGACCTGAAGAACTAAGGGAACTAATCTCACGTCAAACGGGGATGGAATTAAAAGCCAACTTTCAAAAGTTCAGCGATGACGATGTTGAAAAGGAATTTATAAAACGCTTTGAAAAGTTAGGAGATAAGCGTGAAAACTTTGTTGAGCTATTAGAGTTTAATATTGACTATGCTGCAAGCGGTGAGCCGATGGAGTTTGACAACACTTTGAAAGAACTTGATGTTAAGATTTTAAAGCTCGTTGAGAATAACGCAAAGATGTCAATGGGTGAGATTGCAAAGGCATTAGGTGTATCAATCTTAGAAGTAAATCAAAGGGTTTCCATACTGCAAGCAGGCAAACGAATAACCCGTGACGGGCTTAATTGGGGTATAATGCAAGCAGGTAAAAACATCTTGAAAATACTTAATTTGCCAATAACAAAAGAGAAACTACAAATCAGATACAAGTACACATTAAGAGATGATGCACCTCCTTTAAAGAATGGAAAATCAAGGGATTTTTGCAGGGCAATGATGTCGATTGACAAATTATGGACACGTCAGGAAATAGACTTTATCAGAAACGATATGAAGTCAAGCGGATTTGCACCTCAAGTAACTGATGTTTGGTTGGCACGTGGAGGGTGGTATCGTAAACCTAATACGGATATATCAATACCATTTTGCCGTCACATTTGGAAACAAGTAATAGTAAGAAGTAAATGAGCTACGAGATAACATCAATTATAACACCTGCTTTCATCAAGGCAACGACATCAATTCACGAGAATACGGATGATAGATTATTGACTCCTATTATTAAAGATTGTCAAAGGTTATTTGTCGAGCCAATTTTAGGCACTGGATTGTATGACGAATTGATAACGCAAATCAAGGCAGGAACATTAACGCCTTTGAACATTACATTGATTAATGACTATTTAACCGATGTAATTAGTAATTGGGTTTTAGCTCGTTATATAAGACAAGGAAGCTATAAGGTAACGAACAAAGGCACTGTTACAATGTCGGGCGATAACGCCACAATAACAAGCAAATCAGAATTGATTGAACTTGCTCAAATATACCTTGATAATGCAGAAGAGTACGCTCAAAGAACTACTTTGTATTTGATGGAAAATGAAACGGATTACCCACTTTATCAAACGCCTCCAGAGGGTGAAGATATAATTAAACCAAGACGAGATAATTATGAAACGGGATTCATCTTATAAACCAAGTGATAAGAATAAACAGAAATTAATTGATTACTTTAAAAAACATAATATCAGTATTAAACCAGTTCCAGAGCAATCACGGCCAAGTTCGGGAGATACTAAGGGGAACGCCTTATGATGTAGATTCTACACAACAAGTTGACGGAGTTCAAATGTTATGGAGTTTAGATACATTGTCAGGGATTGACCCTAATGGCATTTCGTTTAATCTTACTGCTTTTTTTATGGAGCAAGTAACTGAGCTAAAACCAAGTAATGCAGAGGACGTAATGAATGAATGTATTTTAATTTGTTCGGATCTGATTAATTACTTGAATGCTTATGACTATTCACAATTTGCGGACGATAAAACGCTAAACATAGAGATTAATAGAAATTGGCTAATTACACCATTTGAAGAACGTTTTAATTCTCTTTATTCTGGTGCGTTTGTCAGTTTCACAATAAATTCAAATTACAATTATAATCGGTGTTTAATCCCGACAATATCAAATTAAAAAAAAAGGTACATTTATATAAGATGACACAATCAGAATTACAATTAAGCAAAGGAGGTCAGTACTACGTTTCAAGTGCTAAAACATTTACTGCTGCTGACAAAATAAGTTATTTAGTAGTAAACGCAGCGGCTAAGTTCTCAGCGATTACAGATACAGACGGGAACAACGTGTTAACGCAATCAAACCTAACAAGCTCAGTTGAGCTTAAAACGGGGATGATTATAGCCTCACAAAGTGGTGCATACTTAGCACAAGTTACGCCAGTTGCAGGGGATTGTTTTGCGGTTAAAAATAGATAATGTACGGATACGGCTATCAATACGGAACTATAAAGGGTGGAGGTGGAGGCGGTTTACCCTTTACTCCACCTCTCGACGTGTACACGAGTGCTGCGGCTGCTTATAGTTTGCGGTTGCTTAGGAGTGCGTATGCTGGGAGTGCAATACGAGTAAGGCGAAGCAGCGACAATGCAGAGAGTGACATAGGCTTTGTAAGTGGTGCATTAGATACGGCAAGTTTATTAACTTTTTGCGGTGTAGGTGATGGTTTTGTGACTACTTGGTATGACCAAAGCGGAAACACTGGGAGAAATGCAACGCAATCAACTGCTTCAAATCAACCTCAAATAGTAAGTAGTGGGAGCGTATTAAGTCTTAATAGTAAATCATCAATAGTCTTTGATGGGACAAATGATAGCTTTTCTCAAAGTTTGCCTAATGATTTTTACGGTACAAAGGATTTAAATATTTTCTGTGTAACTAAAAATGTAAACACTTCTGAAACGGGCGGTATAACTCAAAAAAGAAACGGGGCTTTAGATGGGAATATGGGTGTAGGTGTAATAAATGGAAAATACCAATTCCAGACAAGAGATACAGGAACGGGTGATGCAATAATAAACACATCAAGTACTTATGCAACACAACAAATAATAAGTGTTGCTCGTGACAGTAGCGGTATAAATATGTATTTGCCAGAAACATTATCTGCACTAACTACAACGGCAGATTTAACAAGTACTGGAACAAGTGAAATAGGTACGGGCAATAGTTATGGGCATTTAGGTGGGCAAATGCAAGAATTGATTATTTACACCACAAATCAAAGTGCAAACCGTGCGGCAATAGAAACAAATATAAATTCTTACTATGGCATTTATTAACGGATATAAATATAACACTTTAGAAGCAGCAGAGGCAGCACAAAAGCAGTGTGATGACGTTTATGGATTGCCAAAGGAAGGTGGCACGACACTCCATTGGGTAGGAATAAATGAAGGCGATAGCTTTTGGTACATAACAGAAGATGCGAGCATATCAGATATTTTAGGTGAAACTGAGCAAATAGAAATACAAGAGGTATTAGAACAATGACATTATTACTATACATATCACTTATTCTTTTGTTAGCGGCACACCTGTTTCACGACTTGAAGTTTGGCAATAAGCACGACTTCAAAAGCGATATGGTTCTGCTTGCAGTTTTCCTACTTGCAGAGATACAAGGTTTATTGATAGGACACTATTGGGGAGCGGTAACTTATTTTTGTTTGCGAGTGGCGTTCTTTGATATTGGATATGGGTGGTTTGCGAAACGTGACATCTTCTATCTAGGTGACGGAATTGACGACTCAGAAACAGACAAGATAAACAGGGAGATACCAAACAATTTGCGAGTGACGGCTTGGATTATAGCCTTTCTTGCTTCGATTTATATTAATTTTGAAATTTATGAAAAACTTATTTAACAAACTATTTAGTCTTAACGCTTTGGCATTTGTATTCGTGCTATTTGCAGTATTGGTAGTGGTGTTAATTTTTACACCAGTAGAGGGTACATTGGCAGGTGGGTTATTTCTGTTTGCTATAATGGCAGGAGGTGTTTATTTGGCTTATAAAGAATACAATAAAAGAAACGGTAATTAGTAGTGGCTTTTGATTTTAACTCTATAATTGATAACGTAGTAACCGCAATAGTAGGCGGTGGTACGGGTTGGTTTTTCGGCAGAAGAAACAGCAATGCAGCCGCATCGGTAACAGAAGGTGATGCAATTCTGAAAATGCAAGAAAGCTATAAAACCTTTGTCGAGGATGCTAACGTTAAATTTTCAGAAATGAAGGAAGAAATTAAGGTTTTACATATAGACCTTAGTGCAGTTCGAAAAGAACTTGAAAATTGCAAGAAATTTAGTGGGTTGAAATAAGCTTATGGATAAAATAAGTTTAGAAAGAATTGAGTTAATGCACCCTAGCTTAAGAGATAAGCTGCGAGAGGATTATACGGCGGCAAATAATGTTTTAGGTAAAGGGGTAAGGTTAAGATTTAGCCACACGCTAAGGACATTTGCAGAGCAGGATGCACTCTATTTAAAAAGACCAAAAGTAACCAATGCAAAAGCAGGGCAAAGCTACCACAATTACGGAGCAGCATTTGACATAGTGCTATTATACGATAAAAATGGCGATGGCATTTTTGAGGAGGCGAGTTGGGATACTAAAAGAGATGGAGATAGAGATGGCGTTTCCGATTGGTTGGAAGTAACCAAAGTATTTGAAAGCGTGGATGGGTAAACGGATTTATAACCAACGGAAAAAAGTGGGATTTACCCCACTTTACTATTAAAGGTGCAGCACATTGGAGGGTATTGTTAAGCCGGTACAATGCTGAAAAAAATAACTTGATAGAGGATAAGTATATTCGATGTATAACATAGTATATACCTAACCCTAACGGGTCGCAGAGCTTAGGCATATACTGGCGTTAGCACCCATTTGAAGACCGAAACGGCACACGAATAAATTTCAACCCTTTATACTCAAACGGATATTTTAAACGCTTCAAATAATTGTGACTAAATCCTTTGACTTTACACAACTCAACGAGAGAACCCCACGCTTCGTAGGATTCTCCGTTGGTTAGTATTATTATGTTTTCGTTCATTAGTAAGAGCAGTTTTGAAAATTAGCCACAGTCCACATAAACTTAATTGAGTTAGCTTTTAATAATCCTTTTTTTGTTAAATCAAAAGCATAAACACATTTTTTGTCTGTTGTAAAAGTGTTTACTTGAAAATCTACATCAACTACATTATATCCTTTTAGTTGAGCTACTGTTTCTTTTAATTCTTGAGTTGTCATAATTTCTTTGTTTTTAATTATAGTGTAAAGATACAACAAATATTTATACCTACAAACTTTTTAATAAAAAAAGTATAAATATTTTTAAAATAATTCTACTTAAACAAAAAAACGGGTGCTAACATTGTATAAAAAACATTAAAACGATTTTTTATACTCAACATTACCTACAATGGCTTACGTGCATTTCACAAAATCCGTGTTGCTTTTCAAATATTACACCTTTCTGTTCTCCATCAAAATCAAATTGAACTATACAAGCATACATTCCTGTACTTTCATTTATTGCACCTTTATTTACTTTGTTACACGGGTGTTTAAATAATTCAATTTGGTTTTTACAATTACAGCAACACTTTCCTGTGTGCCAACCTTTATCGCATTTATTATCTTTTGTTTTCATAAGTCGTAATTTTTACTATTCATATACCTGTACGTTATAATAAAAAAAGACGAGCCTGTACGCTTGGTTTATAGCTTGCATCATACCTAATGTTTTCGCCTTTTGGATAATCGCAAATTTCATATTTTAAGCAATTACGCCAGTATTTCTTTTGCTTTTTAGTTCCAGTAAAGTTTATATAACGGTGTTTACTACTTCTAAACTTTCTATTTTTTGTGTAATCTATGTTTTTATCATAATGTCTACTATGACTACCATCTTCACTACCTATGTCGGTTCTTTCTTTTGTTGCACCTGTATAAATCCAATTTGTAGCCTGGTAAATGTAGCCATTATGATTTTGGGCAGTATCAGCATATGAAACAATTATCAATGGTGGTAAAGATTTCAAGCTTTGAGCTACAAAAAAAGAAAGTGTATTCTTAGGCAATCCATCATTTACACAAAGTCTATTCAACTCATAAACGTAATCCCTATTTTCAACACCGCAAACACCATCACATAAACTTGGAGAAGCAGGTTTTCCATAAGTTATTATCCCTTGCATTATGTTGTTTTCATCATACAATCCAAAAGCAAAAGAAATACTTGGTATTCGTTTGGCATAATGTTTATGTAGTAGCCAGTCATAAGTTTGGTAACTATCAATACTTAAAATATGAAATTTGCTTTTGCTCATCCTGTCTTTTTTAACTGTTCACTTCGTCACACAACAACGTATAAAGTGCATTAAAACGCACCTTATACTTGTACGTTATAATAAAAAAAGAAGCTCCACAACCGCAACAAGCGAAGCGGCAATAAAGCCTTTTCTATTTCGGTTTAATTTCCTTTTTGTTGTTTCGTTTTCTGCGGTAAGCTCCCGTACATCTATTTGCAAAGCCTTGTTAAAGTTTTTAGCGGTTAATATAGCGGCTTTTGCGGCACTTATTTGCTCATTCTGCATACTTACTATGCTTTTGTATTTAGATAGCTGTAAATCGCTTATTTTGGATACTTCTGCAATGCTATCACATTTTAATAGTTCAATCATAATGTTATCCATTTGGTTAAGGGATAAGCAAACGGCAGTATCATAAGTAACCGATGGCACTATTGTGGCTTTTTTATCGTTAATCTCAAATATTATTTGCCCTTGTGCAGATAGGCTGCATATGAGTATTATCGAAAATACCGATTTTCTTATTAGTTGTTTCATTTGTTTATTAGTTTATCAAGTTGTTGGAGTTTTTCGATATTTAAGGTAACTTTTTCCAAGTATAAACGTTGAGATATAAATTCACCGCTTTCACGCCAAACTGTTTCAACTAATATATTACCCTTTTTTCGATATTGAACTATCCTAAAATATTCGTTTTTTGATTTGGCAACTTCAAACCCTAAATCTTCTAGTTGCTGCATTGTTAGGTGGCTCATAATCGTTCTGCAAATTGTGTTAAACGTTCTGGAGTTGGTGTTGTTCTGTAAATTATTATTTTCTTACCTTGCACATACCTCACATTTTCTTTTAACTCAATCAAACTATCCAAGTCATTAACCATACTTTCAATAATCTTATCCTTAATGGCAATTACTCCGCTTAGGCTATCCAGTTGGCTTTGATAGTTGATGGGTGGCGTGTGATCTTTGCATCCGAAAAGCAGCAAGGCAAGGAATACGAGGGCCGACAATAGCAGAATCATAATTACTGTTTTTAATTGTTTCACGATGCAAATATAAACATATTTATTTAACGTAAAATAGAATAGATTATATTTGTACTATGTTAATTACAGAAGTTCAAGAGTTGGCTAAAAAGCTACAACCTAGAGGTGGAGGTAAGAGTATGGCTGCAAAGATAGCAGGGGTGGCACTACCTACATTCAGTCACGCTATAAGTGGTAAGGCTATTGTTAGCCGCAAAACATTGAAGAAAATAAGGGATGCTATTGTAGTAGTGTTGATAACAGAGAAGATGGAAGAAGGGTTTACAAAGCACGAGGTTATGAAGATAGCGAACATCCGAGAAGAAACTTTATATAAAAATGTGGAAAAACTTGTAAGTTAAATAAAGGCTTGTATATTTGTACCTCAAAACAATGAGATATGAATAAACAAGAACTCCAAAACCAGATTGCGAATGCGGTATTAGATACTGACATTCAAGACATTTACATTGTAGGTATTGAGTTACCGCAATTTGCCGACGAGCCTAAAATGGTAACTA